GGCAACATACCAAGTAGGCAAAGTCTCAGCGATGTACTTAAACCTACCAAGGATAACTAATGCCAAGCAACCTCAATTCCTTCTTTTACGATGATCAAATAAGACGTTTCTTATTACAATTCACACGAATGTTTTCAAACTTTCAAGTTGAGTATGGCAGAGATGATTCAGGAGCACCAACATTAACCAGAGTACCTATCAGATATGGTGATGCTAGTAGACAGGCGGCAACTATAATAGCAGACAATTCTAGAAACAAACTACCTAACGTACCAATGATGACTTTCCACGTAACTGAGTTAAAATATGCTCGTGAGCGTGTACAAGAACCATACTTTGTTGATAAAAAATCATTTAAACAAAGAACTTGGGATGAAGATTCACAATCGTTTGAACAAACACAGGGCAACGCATTTACTGTAGAAAGAGTAATGCCAGTACCTTATAATTTAAGCATACAGTTAGATTGCTGGACCTCAAATACAACAATGAAGTTACAGCTACTAGAACAATTGTTAGCATTGTTTAATCCAAGTATGGAAATACAATCAACAGATAATTATATTGATTGGGCTAGTTTAACTGTTGTTGAATTAGGTGATGTAAACTGGTCGTCAAGATCAATTCCTGTAGGTACCGACGATAATATTGATATTGCTACACTAACATTTGAACTTCCAATTTGGATTAGTCCTCCAGCTAAAGTTAAAAAACTTGGCGTTGTTCAAAAAGTTATTGCTAGTATTTTTGATGCTAACGGCGATGCTAATGAAGCTTTAATTAATAATGATTTATTATTAGGAACAAGACAAAAAATTACACCATTTGGATATCAGGTTGTTCTTATTGGTAATCAGTTACAGTTATTAAGAGGTAAAAGTGTTGATTCTGCTGAAGGAACGTTAGACGCATCTGTTACTCAGGACGATAATGTATTATGGACAGCATTGATTGATAACTATGGCAAATTTAGAGATGGTATTTCGCAAATTAGATTAGAATCTGACTACGTTGATACCGAAATTGTTGGTACTATTGCGTTACATCCAACTGATGATAGACTTATACTATTTTCTATTGATGCAGATACTATTCCGCAGAATACATTAGATCCACTAACAGCAGTTATTGACCCATTATCTAGTGGTCCTGGAGAAGGACTTGCGGCGGCTGTTGACGGGCAACGATACTTATTAACTGAAGCAATAGGTGATAGTAACAACACAACACCAGCATCAGCTTGGGGTAGCCTAGTAGCGTCAGTAAATGATATTATACAATATAACGGAACTAGTTGGGAAGTTGTATTTGATGCTAGTGAACGTACTCCCGATTATTCATCAAACATAACAGATTTTGTAACTAACACAACTACTAGCATACAGTATAAATGGACTGGTACAATGTGGGTTAAGAGTTATCAAGGACTTTACAAGGGAGGCGAATGGAGTCTAGTACTTTAAACGCTATTGGAATTTGGTTTTATGCTAAGGACACTAAACGCTATTTGTTTTTATTGCGAAATGACCCTAAGCATCCAGGAACCTGGGGATTACCTGGGGGAAAATTAGAAAAAGACGAAAGTTTGTTAGGTGCGTTAACCAGAGAATGTATCGAAGAACTTGGAAGTTGTCCAGAAACAGAAAAAATAATTCCAATTGAAAAGTTTACATCAGCAGATAATCATTTTGTTTATCATACATTTTTTGGAATAGTTTCTACAGAGTTTACTCCTATACTAAACGATGAACATTACGGGTATGCGTGGATTGACAAAAACACTATTCCAAGACCGTTACATCCAGGCTTGTGGTCAACTATTAATATTGATGAGATAAAACAAAAAATTGATACTGTTGAGCAATCGCTCTAACCTATGTCGCAGTAACTAATCCATTGAGTATAACTCATTTCACTAAAGTTTGTACACCATTTCCAATCTTCCGGTGTTTGATTATCAAATTGATTTGTTTTGACACCACTACTAACTCTAGTAAATTTTGTGCCTTTGTACGTATTCATTAGGTCTGTTATTTCATCAACTGTTGGTTGATCGTCTATATAATCATAGCCTATGAAAAAGATTTCTTTGTGCCCATCAAAGCATGCTATCCAAGCCGCTAGTAACTGATCACTACCTAATGTTTTATAAGGTGTTAGATAAAACTCTCCTGGATATTTTAAACAGTTAGAAGTTGATGTATAACAAGCAGTGTGTATTGTATACTGTGTTTCAATACACTTTTCTAATGCTGATTGGTTTCTTGACACGTAAAAGTTACAAATAATTTCATCTGCTACTCTTCCAGTACCGTAAGTTTGTACACGAAGTTTACCTAATAGTCCACCTTTGTGATCTTGTAAATGATGTATTGGGAAATCTTCTCTAGACTTACCATCAGCTATACAGATAGCACGCCCAGAAATATGTTGATTTTGTATAGGATTTTCAATCCATTCTTTGTCTTGAATTTTTTTGCCGCCTCGAATAATAGACTTGGTAACAATAAACTCGCCCTCATAGTCTTTGCGATAAAGCTCTTGCACTTTATAGTCTACCTACTACAACTTCAATTACTTGTTCTTGCTGGTCTTCAATTAATTCTAGTGCTTTACCTATTACGCACCCAGGTTGGTATTGAGTATCATCAAGTTTTACTCCAAGTCCTGGGACGTGACTGGTTACTACTAAGTCACCTTTTTCAATTGGACCTATAACTTTACATGGTACACGTCCTTGTAGTGCGAGATATTGTCCGTCAAGACCGTCATTCATTTTAACAGCTGGATTAGTTGATATAACTCCAGCTACCTTTCGATCATGTGAAATAGTGCTTTGTGTAATTTCGCTGTTGCCACCAAATACTACTACTGTGCCTGCTTCATAGTCATGATCTGTTGTGTATTTTTCCGCCAAATCCGCATATTGTGCTGATGTAGCTTTAGCATGGATTGTATTAAATCCAACTGTTGAACTACCAATGTTTCCAACACCGTCGCTTTGTCCATTTGATATGTCTCCGGCTACAGTTAATGCTGATAGTGTACCTACTGACGTAACATTTGGTTGAGCCACTGTTGATAAGGTGCCTGTATAGCTGGTTGCGGCTACTGTTCCAGTTACAGTAATACCTGTAGCTGTTGTTACAAGTTTTAATGAGTTATTATGATATATGCTTTGCCCTGCACCGGCATTGGTTGATATACTTGTTTTTGCACCTGCGGCATTTTGAAAATACGTTGTACCTGAACGTACAAATAAACTTCCTGTACCTACATCATCAATATAACTGTTACTACCATCGTGATATACTGTTAAGTCTGGACCAGCACCCATTCTAAGATAATTACTGTCTCCAAGTGATACGTTGCCTGTAAATGTTGCTGTTGTAGCACCTGATAATGCACCACTTGATAGTGTAGCTGTTCCATCTGTTAGTGAGCCACCAGTAACTGCTCCACTTGCTGTAAGTGTTGTAGCACCTGATAATGCACCACTTGATAGTGTAGCTGTTCCATCTGTTAGTGAGCCACCAGTAATTGCACCTGAGGCACCAATTGTTGTAACTGAAGCAATAGCACCTGATGTAATAGTTGCTGTTCCATCAGTTAGTGTACCGCCTGTAACAGTGCCTACTATAGTTAATGCATCTGTAGTTTTATTGTAGGTCAGTCCTGCATCGCCACCAAATGAGCTACTGTCATTGAACTGTACCTGTGTGTTACTTCCACCGGGTGTTCCACCACCACCTGAGTGTTGTTCAAATGTTAATGCTGTTGTTCCAATTGTTATTGAACCGTCAGTGGTTAATTTCCAAAATGTGTCAGCATAAGACGACCCTTCTGTGACCATACAGGTCATACCAGCTGAAATAGTTCCCTGATGACTGCCATCACGACTACGTACCCAAGTTCCATTTGAACCTGACCCTACAACTGTACATCTGTATAATCCGTTTTGCGAAGCTGTTGTTTGACCTGTAACTAATATACGATCATCGACAGTAAGACTAACTCCATCAACTGTGGCTGGAGCGCCGCCACTGAGAGTTACGTCTGACTCACTGACTACTCGAACTGCCGCTTTAGCACTTGTTCCGGATAGCTGATGGGCTCTAGGTCTAGTTAATGCCATTTAATGTTCCTTAGTGTAAGTCTACCCAAGCATCGCCGGCATATGCTTGTATTTTACTTGTAGTTTCATTGTAAATCAAACTGCCGTTAGTAGGTGATACTATGCTATCTCGCTCAGATGTTGTAAAACTCGTTAGCTTTAATGGTCCGGCTGATACTCCTGTTAAGTATAATTCGTCAAAGTTGTCGTTAGTTTTATCAAATGAGGTACGTAGGTCGTCGCCTGTTCCGTCATTAACTGCAACACCAATATTAATTGTTTGTTTAGCCATAAATTTTATTCTCCATTACTATTTATCAAGATAAAAAAAAGCACTCTTAGGAGTGCTTTTTAGTTTGTTACGTTGTGAGCTAGTTGTTATTTAACTACTACTTCAATAACGCCTTCTCCACCTTCCCAATTTTCAAGTGCTTTACCAATTACTGCACCGTATGTTGGGTTAGCTTCTGCTCTAGCCATACCGTTACCTGCTGATACCATCATGTCGCCTTTAGCAACAGGACCAGTAACTTTACATGGTACACGACCTTGTAATGCTACCATAGCTGTATGTTCTGCTTCTAAACCATCATTCATTCTGTAAGCTGGTGCTGTTGAAACAACACCTGCTACTCGTGTACAATGATCTACATCACATTCAGCAACTTCCTTATCACCACCAAAGTGTACAACTGTACCTGGAGCATAATCAGCGTCAGCTTCATATTTCTCTGCCAAGTCAGCGTATTGTGCTGATGTTGCAGTACCTTGGAACTCTCCTGATGTTATGAAGTTATTTGCACCAAGATCTAAGTTTTTGTTCATGTTCCATTTAGTACCACTGTGTGTGTAAGTAAATGTTGCACTAGCACCATCAACAGTAAGACCAGCACCGTCAGCCGCCGCTGAATCTGCCGCACCGTCTGCAATAGTAATGTTTTTATCAGTAACATCTAATGTTGCTGAGTTAACTGTTGTTTGTGTGCCACTAACTGTTAAGTTTCCTGTAACAATAACATTGCCACCTACATTTAAGTTTTCAGCAACGCCTGCACCACCTGCTACTTTTAAAGCACCTGTAGTTGAAGATGTTGAAGTTGTTGTATCACTGAGTGTAACTACTCCTGATGCCGCTAGTGTAGTAACACCTGATAATGCACCACCCATTGCTAGCGTAGTAGCACCTGTGACTGCACCTGATGTAACACTAAATGTGCCATCTGTAATTGTACCACCAGTAATTGCACCTGAAGCACCGATCGTTGTAACTGAAGCAATAGCACCTGATGTAATAGTTGCTGTGCCATCTGTTAATGTACCACCAGTAATTGTACCTGCGTGTACTTCAGCCCACTTCTTAGAAGCACTACCTAAGTCGTAAGTTGCGTCAACTGTAGGAAGAACATCACCTTTAATATCAACTGCTGATGAACCAGTAGTAA